TTATTAACGATAGCAGGCTTGATCCATCAGAAGTTAAAAAAATTATAGGAGTAAGTTATCCTTCTTCAATGGAAAAAACTGTATTAGAAAGGAGAGCAAAGAATATCCTTTTGGAAGGACTTCAAATACAAGAGCCTGTACATTCTCAAGCCTATTTAGAACTTTTGGAATGGTATATGTATAGCAATGGTAAATTGTGGGTTATATGGACTGATAATAAAATATCCACTTTATTAGGTTTTCAAAGAGTTAATTACAAGGATAAAGGAGATGGAGAAAGTAAAATTCCATTTGTAATTTATTACTATCAGAAAACTCCATTTGGTTTTTGGGGAATTGGTTTGCCTGATATTTTAGAAAATTCCCATAGAATTTTAGTTTATCTTTCTAATTTAATGCTTCAAGGAGTAAGAATTGATGCTACACCACAATTTTTAATCAATCTCCAAGCAGTTCTAAATCCAAAAGATTTAATGACAAGAGAAATTAATAAAATTGTTTTTACAAAAGTTCCTCCAGCAGGGCAAATACAACCATTCCCAAAAACTCAAGCAGTTTCTAATGATGTTTTGGCTTATTATCAAACAATTGTCAATGAAGCATTAGGAGCATCAGGAAGTCAAAGAATTTTAAGAGGTTCATTAGCATCAGCAAAAAAGACTGCTACAGAAATTGCTATGGCAAAAGCAAAACAGGATATGTTGATGTCAAGCGCAATGAGAAACATTGTGTCAGGAGAAAAAGATTTTTGGTATAGATGGCTCAAAAGACATCAAAGATTTATGAAGGAAAATGATTACAAACTTGTAGAAATGATTGGTTCTTATGGAGCAAGTAGATTTATGGAGGTTAGTAAAAGAGATTTTATTCCTGAGGTTGACCCTTCCGTTGAAGTAATTTCTTCTTTAGTGGCAGAACCTCAAAAAGTTGTCAGAAGAAGGGATTTAGCAGAAACAATACCTATTTTGGCACAATCAGGCGGGAATGTAAAATATGCGGTTAAAAATCTATTAAGAGATATGGACTTCACACCAGAACAGATTGACTTATTATTACCGCCATCTCCTCATCAATTAAAAGCAAGACAAGAAAACGAATATCTAAAAGATGGAGTTTGGATTGATATTGACGAGAACGATAATGATGTAGAACACCTTGAGGAACATTACAAAATTACGGAGAACGATGTGGTAAAATTGCACATAGAGGCTCATTTGATGAACTTTATGAGAAAACAACAACAGCAAGCAAGAGTAAAACCATTACAACAACCATTACAACAACCAGAAATACAACAGCCAGAAGAGGCTCAAAAAGAATTGACGCAAGAAGTTCCACAAGAAGCAGTTCAATCAATGGTCGGACAATTAATGCCACAAACAACATCGGAAGTTAAATGAGAAAGAGATTGAGAATTCCTCCAAAAACAAAAAGCAGGGGAAAGAAATTATTGTCACAGGAAGGAGGGTTCTCTTCAAAGGTAAAACCATTAAGAAAAAAAAGACAAAAATATAGAAAGAGAAATTGAAAATTTATTAACGAAATCTTGGTCGTAATTAACAGAAGCATAACAATGCCACAAAGAAAAAGAGCAACAGAAGTTCGAATGTATCAACCACCAGCAGGGAGTACGAGGGTTCACAAAATAAGTAGAGAAGGAGAATCAGCACTTCGCAAATTTATGGAAAAACATTTTGAAGGAAGCAGGAAGTCGCAAACAAGAAGAAATATGTTTCAATATATACCAATGACGGAAGCATCTACGCCAATGGTTATGCATAATAGAAGGTCTTCTAAGATTTATTCTACTTATAAAAGTTGGGTTAGTGGAAGAGAAATTCCTAGGGGAACTGCTTTTGTTTCTTTAAAGCCTTCAAGGGGTAGAAAGAGAACGATTTTAAAAGTTAGATAGGTCATAATTAACAGAAGCATAACAATGCCATTAAGTCCAAAAGGGAAAAAATTATTAAGAAAGTTTCAAGAAGAATATGGGGAAGAGGAAGGAAAGAAGTTTTTCTATGCCTCAATTGTTAAGGGAAACATTCCTCACGGCAAGGTCGCAAAAGGTAAAGGAAGTGGGAAATTGGAGAAAGCTATCAGAACACATCAAAAAAAACATAGAAAATAATGGAAGAAAAAGTTTTACTTGAAGAATACTTTGGAAAGCAATTAAGGGAATATCTTGCTGACAATCCAGAAAAATCTCAAGAACTTTATTTGAAATTAAAATCTTTGTCTGTATCAGAAGAGTGGAGGGTTTTTCAGAAAATTATAGAAGACACAAGGGAAAGAGTTATTCAAAATTTTGAAAATTCATCAACACAATTAGAGACATTGATTGCTTATAGAGAAAGCTTGTCTTCTCTTGACTTTTTAAAGAATTTACCAGAAAATCTTATCAAAGTTATAGAGTTAGAATTTATTAACTTGACAAGGTCGTAATTAAGGTGTATAATATGGGGAAAATGGTAAAGAAAAAAGAAGAAACAATTCAAGAAAGTTCAGCAGAACAAGAAGCAAAAAAAGTTGTTTATCCCAATATAAGGGGTGGGATTTGCGAATTCTGTGGAATTCCTGCTAAACAATGCGAGCATTATAAAGATGTTTTCTATAACAATCAGTTTCATTGTCTTTGCGGAAGTAGCAGAATTCCATCAACTTTTAGCCAATCAATTTACAAATATGTTGACGAATGGAAGGCTTGGATATGTAATTCAGAGGGCTGTAGAAAACAAGTAGAATTGAGAGGCGGATATACAAAACCAGAAATCTTACAGTTTTACATAGCATAAGTCGTTAATTACATTCCTTTTCTATCTGCTCCCGGGTAGAAAAGCGTAAAACAATGGGCGAAGAACAAATTCAATCAGAGGAACTGGTTCAAGAAGAACAGGTTCAAGAGGAAACAAAACAGGAAGATGGTCCTGCGGTTAAAGTTTTGAGGCAGAATCTTGAGCAGGAAATCAAAACAAGGAAACAATTGGAAGAAACAAAGAAACAATTGGAAGAAGAACTTGCAAAAGCAAGGGAACTTCTAAATGTTTCTGATATAGGAAGTCTAATGAGCAAGGTTGAAAGATTGGAGCTTGAGAATGTTATTGCTAAAAAGTATCCAGAATTATCAGATGAGATTGAGGACATTGCTCAATTCAAAAGACCAGGTGAAACAACCGAGGATACGATATTAAGGTATATCGGTAAAAAAACAATTGAGAATAAACCATCTCAAACAGGATTTTCTTTGGGTTCGAACAAATTAACTTTTAATCCATCAGAACCCAAAGGAGAGGAAATGACTAAAGAACAAGCAGAGGAAATTTTTAAAAAACTTTATTATACAGAGGAATAGACTAAACTGAAAAAGTAGGTTATGTGGTTTCTGATGGAAATATATCAAAATGGCTACTACGACTACCTCTAATCTTGAGGCATCCCAAAAAGCCTTGGGAATTTACTATGACAAAGTTGTTATAGAATCCCTTCAGCCAAATCTCTATTTTGAGCAATTTGGTACTGTAGAGGGAGTTGCCCAAGGTAATTACACCTCAAGATTTTTCACATTTAACCAAATCGCAACTTCTTCTGTATCTACTCTTACAGAAGGAACTGCTCCAACCGCTATTGCGGTTTCTGTCAATGCTATTGACACAACTCCAACTCAATATGGAGTAAACGTTGAACTTACAGATTTAGTTGCTTTAACTGCTGTTTTTGACTTAGTTAATACAACTCTTAACGAAGTTGGTAAGGCAATGGCAAGAAAGATTGACCAGGTTATCCAAACAGTTGTTAATGCTGGAACAAATGTTATTTATGCTGGTGGTAAAGCATCAAGGGTTGCTCTTGGTGCTGGAGACTTATTTGATGCTGGTTTAATAAGGCAAGCCGCTGGTAAATTAAGAAAAAATTCTGCTCCAGAATTTACACAAAGAGGAGGCGGATATGCTGCTATTACAACCCCAGATGTAGTTTATGATTTAAAATCTAATACTTCTGTAGGTCAATGGCTTGATATGCATAAGTATGCTATGCCTGAGAATATCTTTAATGGTGAGGTTGGTTCAATTGATAATGTTAGGATTGTTCAATCTCCTAATGTATCAACATTTACTTCAACAGT